CGATGCTGACGTCAGAGCGCGACGCAATGCGCCTTGACGCTTGGGACGAAACCGTAGCCCGCCTGATTGACGGGCTAACCATATTCGGGCGGCGTCGTGGCGATGCTGTTATTCGCGGCCTAAACCGTCGCGCTGAAGATGTGTCAAACTGGAACAGGCGGCAATTCAACAGCGCGATCCGTTCCGTCATTGGCGTTGATCTATTCGGCGGTGCAGATGGCGAGAACCTGCGGATATCCATGCGGTCATGGGCGCGTGAAAATGCCAGCCTGATTACGAACATCACCGAAAAGACCATGACGGATATCGACGGCATCACGCAGCGGGCATTGCGGGCCGGATCAAACCCACGCGACATCGCCCGCGAGATACAGCGCAACATGGGAACAACCGAAGCCCGCGCCAAGCTGATTGCCCGCGACCAGATCAGCAAGCTAAACGGGGATCTGACAAAGCAGCGGAATGAGGCGCTTGGGATCGAAAGATATATCTGGTCAACGTCTGGCGATGAGCGCGTCAGGGAAAGTCACCGCGCCATGAATGGCAGGCTTTGCCGGTGGGATGATCCTACAGTGTATTCAGACGATGGCGGGCGCACTTGGCTGTCACGGTCCAGCATTGGCGGTTATGAGGGGCATCCATCGGATGACTATCAGTGCCGGTGCGTCAGTAGCCCGGATTTGTCTGATGTGCTTGCGGAGGCGGGGGTTATCTAACCCCCTTTGCAAACACTTTGCAAACGTGCTATGGTTTGCAAAGTTGCAAATATTTGGCAGGCACAAGTGACCCATATCAGGCTCGACAAGGCGACAATGCCCAAGTTTGAGACGACCTCGGAGGGTTATATCCGTGGTCGCGCCATTGTGTCGCGTATCGGTGTTTTCCAATACATGAACGCAGACGGCACCAAGCGGGCAGAGTTGCGCCACCCGTCTGACGTGCTGTCGCAGGCCAGCCTAGATAGCCTCAAGCAGATCCCCATCACGCTGGATCACCCGTCCGAACTGGTCAACAGCGACAACATCGGCGCACTTGCCGTGGGTTATACCGGCGACGATGTGCAGGTAGACGGCAACAACATCACCGTTAATTTCACCGTGACCCATGCCGACGCTATTGAAGCGATCAAGGCTGGAAAGCGAGAACTGTCCCTTGGCTACAAGCTGGACCTACAATCAGAGATCGGCAACTATGACGGGCAGGAATACACGCACCGTCAGACGGGCGTTCTCTACAACCATTTGGCTATTGTTGCCAAAGCACGTGCAGGCGCAGAAGCCCGCATACACCTCGACGGGGCATCCGTCCTAACCGAAACTGACCCAAAGGAGAACCTCATGACGGTCAAAGTCAATCTGGATGGTATCGAATACGACGCCGCGCCAGAGGTAAAGAAAGCACTCGAAAAGGCTATTGCCCGTGCTGATACCGCCGAACAGAAGAACGTTGACGCGGAGAAATCCCGCGCTGACATGCAGAAAGAGCATGACGGTCTGCAAGCCAAAATGGACGCCTTGAAGGAAGAAATGGACGGCATGAAGGACAAGAACAACGACGCCGCCATTGCAGCCGCTGCAAAGGATCGTGTCGCGCTGATGACCAAAGCCGCCAAGGTGACGAACATCGACGCGCTGGTTGACGCCACTGACCGCGAAATCATGGAAGCTGCTATCAAGTCGCGCAATGACAAGCTGGACCTGTCCGGCAAGTCTGATGATTACGTTGTTGCCCGTTTCGATGCCGCTGTTGAGGCTGTCGATGCTGGCAAGGTCAACACGCAGAAGCAGGCCGACAAGATGGGCGCGCGCGCTGACGGCGCTGACGCCCCTAAAGACCACCGCAAGGACGCCGCTGATGCGCTCAAGGCGATGTGGAAAACCCCAGCTAAGGAGGCCGTGTGATGGTCCAGCTTACAGGCACTTATGGCTTTGAACTGACAAAGGCGCAGGCAGGCCAGAAATACGATATCCGCCCTGATTGGGTGGCATCGGCAGCGGCTGAAGTCGCTATCAACCCCGGCCAGCCCGTCCGTCGCGGCACCGATCCCGAAAAGCAGGTTCTGGTCGGCAATGCCACATCGTTCTACGGTGTTGCCTTGTTCACGCACACGCTGGAACAGGCTTTCCCCGCTGGCGGCGCGGCTTATGCGATCGGTCAGACTGTCTCCGTCCTGACCAAGGGCGCTGTCTGGGTCACATCTGCAATCGCTGGCGTTGTTGCTGGTGCGCCTGCATATGTCACCGCTGGCGGCACGTTCACAACCGTATCGACCGACAATCTGTTGGTTGGCACATTCATCACCGGCGGCGGCGTGGGCGACCTCGTTGTTCTGGAACTGGCGTAAGGAGCGCGAGATATGAACCAATTTACAAATCTTGATGCTGCTGAAACGCTCTTTTTCGAGCGTGAACTAGAGCATCGCAAGGCGCAGACATATGATGTCATCCGCGCGCCGCTGAAAGCGTTTGAACTGATCCCAGTTTCGACCGAAGCCGGGGCCGGTGCCGAAAGCATCGTCTACGAACAGTATGACAGCACTGGCGTTGCAAAGATCGTGGCGAACTATGCCGATGATCTGCCGCGCGCTGATGTGAAGGGCAAAGAGTTTGTTGCCCGCGTCAAGTCTGTCGGTGACAGCTACGGCTATTCGCTTCAAGAGGTCCGCGCCGCACAGATGGCAGGCAAGCCGCTTGAGCAGCGCAAGTCCAACGCCGCAGCCCGCGCCCAGCGTGAGTTGTGGAACCGCGTTGCGTTCTTTGGCGACGCCGCCAATGGCCTGCCAGGTTGGCTGACCAACACCAACGTGCCAAGTGCGCCTGTTGTCGCTGGTGCGTCCACAGACACCGAGTGGACCACGAAAACGCCCGCCGAAATCCTGAAGGACATGAACGACGCGGCAAACGGCATTGTGGCGCTGACCAACGGGGCCGAAATCCCTGATACGCTGGTTCTGCCAATTGAGCAGTATTCGTTCATCGCCAGCACACCCGCAGGCACCGGCACGGATACAACGATCCTCGAATACTTCATTCGCAACAACCCGTATATCAACACGGTCACTTGGGCGAATGAGTTGAAAGGCGCGTTTGCTGGCGACACTGACGGTTTCATCGTTTATCGGCGCGATCCCGATGCGATGGAATTTGAAATGCCGGTATCGTTTGAGCAGCTTCCGGTGCAGGAACGTGGACTGGAATTCATCGTTCCTTGCCACAGCCGTATCGCTGGCACAATCATCCGGTATCCGCTGTCTCAGGCTTTCCGTCGCGGTATCTAATCACAGGCGGGGCAGCTTTGGTTGCCCCGTTCTGCCATTGCATAAAGGAAAGCTGAAATGCAGATCGAACTGACAATCCCAACGGTTTATGAGTGCGAAGGCGTCCGGCTTATTCCGGGCATGAATGAAGTTGCCGACAATGACGCGCTGGCGAAATTCAAGGCTAACAAGCTGGTCAAGGCCGATATTGATGCTGGCGTTATCGTCATGCCAAAGCCTGCCAAGGCTGAACCCAAGACCGAACCCAAAGATACGGGCAAAAAGTAAATGACCGATCCCGCGACAATCTTGCTGACCATCGCGCCGGAGTTGTCCGGCGTTGATGCGACTGCGGCAATTGCAATCGCGGAAATGCAAATCGCGGCTAGCTTGTGTGGCGACAAACGCCCCTTGCTGGTCGCGTATCTTGCTGCACATATTCTGACAGTGGCGGGCCGGTCTGGTTCATCTGGTGCAGTTACATCGCTGAAAGAGGGCAACCTTGCGATCACCTACGGCGCGACTGACGCTATGGGTGGGCTTGGCGCTACATCATACGGCGTTGAATACGACCGGATCAGCCGCGCTTGTGTCTGGTCCGCTAGAACGCGGGTGACACATGCCTAGAGGTTCATCCAGCCTCAAGATTGATGACCGCAAGTGGCAGGCGTTAAAGCGCCAGATCCCCGCTATCCGCAACGCTGCGGTGACGGTCGGCATCCAGTCCGATGCTGGCGCTGACGAAAATGGCACACCGCTGGCGTCTATCGCGTTCTGGAATGAGCAAGGCACGAACGGCGGCGGATGGGGCGGACCTATTCCCGAACGCCCGTTTATGCGGGACACTGCCGATCAGCAGAATGACAAGTGGTCGCGCGTTGCAAATGCAATGATATCATCCATCTTGGCGGGCAAGCGCGAACCGCAAGCAGCATTTTCTTTGCTTGGTGAGGTTGCCGAAAAGGATATCAAGGCCGCGATCACGTCCGGCACTTGGGTTGCTAACAGCCCGGTGACTGTCGAATTGAAGGGGTCCAGCACACCGCTGATCGACAGCGGGGCCATGCGTCAGGCTGTCCGCTACAAGGTGACGTTATGAGTTTCGGCGTATTCCGCAAGCCCTTGACGGTAAAGCGCACCACAGCGGGCGCATACGTGGGCGGGTTCTGGGTAGAGGGCGGATTAGTCACGCCTGCCCCTGTAATCCGCGCCAGCGTCCAGCCTGCCAGCCAAGACGATATGCAGCTACTACCAGAGGGACGGCGGATCAGCGGCGCTTATAGGCTCTATACGGACGATGACCTGATGGTCGCCAATGGGACGCAAAACGCCGATGTGATCGAAATCGCAGGCGCTGATTATGAAGTCATGGCCGATGCGTCTTGGCAGAATAGCATCATCAACCATCGCAGCTATTTGCTTGCCCGCGTGGTCACGCCATGAAGCCGCTTTATGACAAGTGCATTGCATGGATCGACGCTATCACACCTGCGGGTGTGGTGGTCTATGTGCGCGACCAGAACGCCCCCGCCCCGCCTTCCCCGCGCGTGACCTTGCGGATCGTGACCACATCGGAAACGTCCAACTATCGCGGCGGTATCAATGACGACGATGTGCAAACGGTTGTGCGTTGGCATGGGTTCACGCTGGCAATGCAGATTTACGGCACCACAATCCTAGAAGCGCAGGACATCGCGCAGTCAATCATGGATCAGGTGCATTTCACCGAATTGCGGATCGACCATCTAGGCCGAAACGCAACGTTCAATCAAGTCATTGCAGGGCCAACCAGCATTGATGGCGTTATCGGCGCACGGATTGAACCCCGCGTCACGTTAGACTTTCAGATGTCAGCCGTGCGTGATATAACATACAATGTCGGACCTATCGAAGAAGTCCAGTTTGCCGGTGACGTGTCCGGTATTGCCACAGGCCGAAACGTAACGGCATAGGAGAATAGAATATGAGTATTTCACTAATCCGTGACCGTGTGCAGGTCCAAGTCCTGCGAGACACATCCGCCGTTTCGCGGGTGTCGTTTGGCGTTCCGCTGTTTATCGGTGAAACGGTAGGCGCACCACGCGCTGCATCGTATGCCAGCCTTGATGAAGTGGGCGATGAATTTGACACGACTGACCGCGAATACTTGGCGGCG